AAGTCCCTGACCCGCACCCCGGCTAAGTATGCGGAAGGACCCAAAGCCCCAAGTATGCGTATCCATTGGGCAATATCGCTCGCCGTTCGTTTGCATCCAAGTGCGCGCATTCGCTATGCAATTCGCATTTCAAGCACTTACGCATCCGCGAATTCACTTGCCCTTCGCCATCTCGAGCGGTAAGAGCCGCGCGAAGCCAGCGACGAACGTGGCCGCTCCTCGAGCGAGCACACCCTCCGCCTCGCCCTTGTGCAGGAGCGCATCGGCCGGACGCGAGCCCAGGAGCTCACGGATCGGCAGCCGCTTGCGACCTCGACGAATCCACACACCCTTGTGTCCGCTCGCCATGGTTGCGAGGAATGCGCCCTTGATGAGCGTGCGCTTGCCTCGGTTCACCTCGACGCTCACGCCACGTCGCGTCTGTCGATGCGGGTATGCGACGAGGGGAACGGGCGTCCCCTTGACGTCGACCCTCCACTGCCACGCATCGACGTTCGCGCCCCGCGGTCTGCCGAGGACAAGCGCCTCGCGAATGTACTTTCCCTTGATGCGCTTCCGCTCGCGCACCCGCTTCGTTGCCTCAGCGCGCATGTCGCGCAGTGCGGTCGAGCCAGCCTTCCGCAAGGCCGACTTCACTGCCTTGGGCATGTTCTTCGTGAACGCTTGAAGCGGTCGCATGTTGGCATCGACGACGATCATCGCTTCCTCTTCCTGCCGTTGGTTCCGTGTGGGAACCGAGGTATCTGCCGAGACATGAGCTTGACGATGTCCCGCTCCAGGTAGCGACGCGTACCGCTGACCATCCGCACCTGGATCTCGCCCGCCCTGATCCAGCGATACATCGTCGCCTTTGCCACGCCAAGCCCCATCGCGCCCGCCCACGTGAGCCAGCGGTCGAGCGGATGAGGTTCTCGCCTGCCAGGACAGGCGCTCTCCAGGTGGCGAGGCATGTCCGATGGCATGACCTGCACCTCACAGCGGGCGCACGCTACCGCCGGCTCACGAAGGCGGCCGTAGACCTCGGCCTCTTTCTCGGCCTTCGTGAGCGAGCGGTAGGGACGATCGGCCACGACCACGCTCACCCGGGATTCCCGTAGCGCGCCTTTGTCCACTCCATGACGCGACGCTGCGCATCCTCGACGTCGAGCTCATTGACGAGATCGATCGCCTTCGCCCATGCCTGATCGCGGGCCTTCTTCGCCCGCTTCTCGGCGATCTCGAAGGCGCGCTCGATGCCGCGCATGACTTTCGTCTCGCTCGGCGGCTCGGTGACGTCGACAGCCAGATCTGGATTGGGCTTGCTCATGCCGACGCGTCCGCCGATGCGCTGGCGCTTGGCTTCGCGCTCGACTTGCTCCGCTTGCGGCGCCGGATCTTCACCTTCTCGCCCTCCGGGACGATCTCCAGGTAGCGGCCGCGCTCGTCGTCGTCGTCGAGGAGCTCGCTGATGTCATACGTCGGAAGCTTGAGCTCCTTCATCCTCGCCAGGACGATCGCGTGCAGCCGATCCTCCTCGTTGCCCCAGTGGATGCGTTTCATCCTCGCCTCGACGAACGGCTCGACGACTTCGTCGAGCGCTTTGTTTCGCGGCCGCCCCGCACCCGGGATCTCGAGCTGCCGCTGTCCCGCCTGGAGCTTCGCCGTCTGCGTTGGCGTCGGCTTTGCCGGCCCCCGCCCGTGCTTGCTCGTCCCGTTGGCCCCGTTCTTCTTCTTCGTTCCCATCTATGCCTCCAATCGTGATCGGCACACGCGTCAGCGTCCACCGAAGTCTCTTCCAACCTGGCCACGGGCGTTTTGCCCATGCCCATACCTCGAGTCGGTTCCCTGCCTTGAGCCAGCGCTCGGCCGCTGCTCGGCATTCGGTCAGGATCTTGGTCACGTGCGCGGCCGTGTCGCCTCCGCCCTTTGCCCGCTTGTCGCTGCAAGCCTGGATGCCGAGGATCCCCGGCTGGCCATCGAGTGCAACGATGTCGATGCACCCGAAGAGGTCGTGCCGCCGACGTTGATAGAAGCGTTCGACGGTGCCAGCCAGCCATCCACGACGCCTGCATTCGGCGATGGACTGCACGTGTGGCTTGCTGCTCATGGGATCGGCCGCTCCTCGGTCCAGCGAGCGATCTCGGCCAGCGAGAACGAACGCGGCGCCTTGCTCTCGTGGTCGAACGCGTCGAGGTACCAGCGCTCGCCCTTCCGGTGCGGGATGCGGCCGTGCCAGATGCGCACCGGCGTGACGTGGCGCCATCGCCGAGACCGCCCCGGTCCCGGGTAGTAAATCCAGATGGCGCGGTCGGAGGTCACCCGCCCACCGCCACGAGCACGGCGAAGAAGGCCGCCGCGAGCCCGCACAGGACACAGCTGGCGAAGATCCAGGCCCACAGGCCCTCGCCCGCGAAGATGTACGCGCCCCAGCGGTGCGCGCGGTGATACCAGCGCAGGCGCTTCGGCTTCCACGGTCCCTGGATGACTGCCATGACGACTACCCCCTCATCAGCGGATCGGTTTCTTCGTCGCCCCCGAACTTCGGGAAGCGTTCGGCTCCATGCTTGATGCGCGTGACCTCGGTGTCCGGGTCGAAGAATAACGGCTCGGAGATCTCGCGCCACGGCTCCTCGGGCTCGACGTGGCGGCACCAAACGCGGCCGTTGACCTCCGAGAACACGACAAGGGTCTCGCCCGCGACGGTGCGCACGACGTCGCCCGGCTTGCAGCCGCCTTTGCCGCCGAGCTTCATGGCAGGAGCTCGCAGGTGAGGTCAGTGTGATCGCGAGACAGGCAGATATGACACCGGCCCCGCTTGAGCGGACCGCCGCGCTTTCGTGCGCGGTAAGCTCGCGCGTGCTTACGCCAGAGCTCTCTGGTCCGCTCAGGATCCCGCGCTCGACGATCACGGTTCCGTTGACGCGCGCACTCGATGCAAATCCTTCTCGCCGGCTTGCCAGACTTCCATTTCGTTCGCGTGTTCTCTGGCGTGAATTCATGACCCCGAATGCAATGCGTCTTGCTTGCATTGCGACGCGCCCATGGTGGTACTCGACTCATCGCGTCGTGCTCCATGCGCCGCACACCGCGCAGGTGGTCGAGCCGCGGACCTGCACCGGGTAGCAGAGTCGGCAGGTCGCGCTTCGCTTCGGGCACGGCGGCCGAGCGATGGGTAGAGCGAGCTGTTTCATGCCCGGTCACCCTTCCCGCGCCAGCGATCGGGGCCCTTCTCGGACTGTCCACGCCACCGCGACATAACGCGCCCGATGCGCTCGTTGGCTTCCTCGAACGTGAGGCCGGCCGCGTTCGTCACGCCGCGCTTGCGTAAGAACTTGAGCTGCTTGTAGGTGCAGAGCCCGTTCCTGTGCCGTCCGACGATGCCCTCGATGAGCGCTGACGCTGCCTTCTTCGTGAGCTCGGGTGGCGCGGCGATGCCAGCGCGCTCGATCGCGGCCCGCTGCGCCTGCGTCGCCGGCTCGTGCCACGGCTCGATTTGCGGCAGATCCCCGAAGACGTCGACGAGCTCGGCGCGCCACCTCGTCACGTGCCACGGCTCTCGCTTCGCGCGCTCCTTGGCCTGGCCGACCTCATCCTCGAGCGCGTCCAGGACATCGCCATCGCGCTCGCGGGCAGCGGCGAGCGCATCGGGCGGCGTCGCCTTGCCGGCCAGGATGTCAGCCGGCGTCACCAACCGATGGCGCGTGGTGAGGCCGACGAAGTCGAGAACCAGGACCGACTCCTTGCCCGGCGCGAGACGAGTGCCGCGCCCCAACATCTGGCAGTAGAGGCCACGGCTCTTGGTCGGCCGCGCGATGCCGACGCACTCGATTTCGGGCACGTCAAAGCCTTCGGTCGCGATCTGGCAGTTCACCAGAACGCGCAGGCGGCCCGAGCGGAAGTCGGCGACGATCTCGACCCGCTCGTCGTACGGCGTGTCACCCGAGACCATACGCGCCGCGCCCGGCTCGTGCTCGTTGATGGCGTCGGCCAGGAGCGACGCGTGCGCGACCGAGATGGCAAACAGGATGGTTCGCTTGTCCGGCGCCAGCTCGCGCAGCGGATCGACGACCGCCTTGACTGCCGCCCCGGTCCCGTAGCGCTCTTCGAGCTCGCGGAGGTCGAGATCGCCGGCGCGGGTGTGGACCTCGTCGAGGTTGACCTCGAGGCGGACCTTCCTGGCTTCGATGCGCGCGAGCCAGCCGTCGCGGATGGCGTCGCGGAGCTCGTAGCTGTACGCGACCGAGTCAAAAATGCCGCCGAGCGCTGCCCCGTCGAGTCGGTCGGGGGTGGCCGTTACACCGAGGACGCGCGCGGCGGCGAAGTAGTCGAGGACGGTGCGGTAGGTCGTCGCGGGCGCGTGATGCGCTTCGTCGACGACGATGAGCGAGAACGAATCAGTCGGCCAGCATTCGAGCCGCGATCGCCGCAGGGTCTGCACGCTGGCGACGACCACGTCCGCACTGCCGCCTCGACGTCCGGCTTGCTCGATGCCGGCGCGAACGCCGACCGCATCGAGCTTGTTGGCGGCTTGCTCGAGGAGCTCGGCCCGGTGCGCGAGGATGAGGACGCGACCGCCGCCCGCGACCACCCGACGGGCCACCTCGGCGAACACAACCGTTTTGCCGGTCCCGGTGGGGAGCACGAGCAAGGTCCCCCGGTCCCCCTCGGCGTACCGCTCGCGGATGGCGGCGATGGCGGCCGACTGGTAGGGGCGGAGGGCGAGCTGGCCGGCGGCGCTCATCGGGCCCACCTCGACCCATTCCAGAGACCCATTCCGAGCGTCGCTCGTTCTCGGCGGTCGACATGACCCATTCCCGGGCTACTACGTAGGCCCGGAATGGGTCGTCTTTGTCCCATTCTAGAATGGGTACGGAACGGGTCGGGAACGGGTAGATTTACTCGGTGCGTCATTGTCCCGTCACCGTCCTCGGAACCACGCTCAGTCCGGCGGCCCTGGCGAGCTCCTCGGTCCAGAGCGGGGCCTGCCCGCCCTTCCGCTTGATGCCCTCGCCGACCACCTGAACCAGCTCGCCCGACCGCTCGAGACGCAT